CACAGGATAAACACGTTGGTTCTGATTCTTAACACCACCTTGAATAAAAACTCCCTTCATATGAAGAAACTTCTTATCGTCTTTGCCTTCTGATACAACTTCCATTTTGGCTTGATCAAAAGTCAATTGTTCTGTTAATCGAATCATATTTGTTTCCTTCCTCTCCTATTGCAAGTATTAGCCTGCAATAGACGATTTTGCTGATGAGTCTGACCCATCTGTTGCATCTGCTTTAGCTGGAGATAGTTTAGCTTCTTGTGAAACTCCCATATCTTTTGCCGCTGGTGCTTTACCACCTGCTTCAGCTGTTGAATTAGAAATACTTGGAGCCGCCCCCATGTCTTTCATATTTGCTGATGCTACTGGTGATTTTGCTGATGAATCTGCTTCGGCTTTAGCTGGTGTCGCCACTGCTTTCATTTCCGTTGCTTCTTCTACTGCTTCTGCTTCTTTGTCTTCTGACTCAACTGCTGGTACAACTTCTTCTGTTGACTCTTCAGCTGGCATTTCCATTTCAGCTTCTGCTTCTGCATCACCTTCTTCTTCGCCTTCACCTGACATAATTTTATCAAATTGTGCTTTAAGATCTTCTAATGCTGATTCAAGATCGTCTACTCTTTCCTCAGTATTTTCGTGATCGTGATCATCGGCTTCACCGTCTTCATCACCATCATCATCTTCATTAGTTTCTTCGTATTCAATTTCTTCAGCGTCTTCTACTGCTTTGTCTTTTAACTCAGCTTTAAGATCAGCTTCTTGGTCACCTGTACCACCTACAGTTTCTTCAACTGCTTCTTCAGTAGTTTCTTCTTTGGCTTCTGTTGTAGCTTCTTCTTTAGCGTCTTCGTCTTTAGCTTCTGTAGTAGTTTCTTCTGTAGTCTCTTCTGCTACTGCTTCTTTTGAATCAGTAGTTTCTGCAACTGCTTCTTCAGTAGTTTCTTCAGCTACTGTTTCTTCTTGTGAATTAACGATTTCTTCGTGGATGTCTCTAGCTTTTTCAACTATTGCTGTGTGCAATAATGTTTCCGCTTTATCCTGCTCGCCGTTCACTAGAAATTCAAGCACTTGCTCTAGTTTTGAACTCATTTCTGACATGATATTTCTCCTGTTCGCGAATTTGTTAACTATTAATAGTAATATAGATATATTTAACAAAATATCAGAAGATACGGGAATAATAGGCGATTTTTTGCGATTTTGGATCGTGTCTCGCCAAAAGTATGTATTATAGTAGCTGTTTTATACTTCCATTGGTGGTTGGCCGTACATCTTAGCTACAAATTCTTTATTTGTTTCTTCGTCTTGTTTTCTTATTTCACGCACTTTACGTAATTTATTAAGATGTTTAAGAGTCAGTCTTGTTTTACGTGATGAACCAATTTGTGCTTTATGGTAATCATCTTCATTTGGTAAGTATGTTTCTTTTAGTTCAATATAACGCATAACAAACTTATTTAGTAAATAACTTTACAATGGACGACTACTATAACGAAAATGATAAAATTGAAGAAGTAATTCAGTGGGAATTGGATGCAATAAACAATTATATAGTGTCTGTAGAAAATAGATCTAAAAAATTATCTAAAGACCAAAAAGCTACGATTAAAAAAATGAAAATTGTTGCTGAATATCTTATTGCTAGATTAAATCAAAATATTGCTATTGATGTTTCAACTGAAAATCAAACTATTCACTAATTAGTTTATTCTGGTGCAACGTCTGTAGGAGGTGCTGTTCCACTAATTGGTGATGCTCCACCGCCTTCATTATCTTGCACATCTTCACCTGGATCTAGTTCTGGCGCCGCCGGTACAGGACTTGCTCCCACTGAGCCTAATCCTTCTGCACCTGGTCCCATAGACTGAGGCATTGTATCTTTATTTTCTTCTGCCCACATTTTCTCATTTTCAAAAATTTCTTCTTGTGACATTTTTAAGAATCTCTTCATTGCAAATCGTTTACTAATGTAAGGTGCAGTATTAACTTGATTGAATATGTTAACAAGTTGTGTGTCTAATTCAATTTGTCTGTACTTGCCAAAGTTTTGTGGTTCATTGAATTGTAATTCAAATGATCCTGAATCAATTTCAATTCCTCTATGCTTCAAGAACATTTTAAATTCTCTGTCAATGGCAGGTTGAATAAATGATTGTAGACGTTTACAGAATTTTGTAAATCTATATTCTTGTATGTAGGCTGTACCTACTCTACCATCTGTGAAAGCTGTTTGTGGATCATTTGGTGTTGAAGGCAAGTATGCACTTGGCACTCTTAGACCTTTCATCAATTTATCATTGAAATATCTCAAGTCATCTATTTCACCTAATTGTGTTCCACCTGGTAATGTTTCAACTTTAGATCCTCTGCCCTCTGCCGTTTGAGCAAAGAAATAATCTTCAATCATTGATAATGGATTGTATGTTGCGTCCATTATGTTTGTTCCACCACCTGATTGGTTTGGAATTCTTCTTTGGTGTATTTCGTTTTTAACTCTTTCAATAAAGCCCATTGCTTTAGTTGTTGGCATATTACCTACATCAATATAGAACACTCTTCTTTCAGGTGCTCTTTGTACTCTGTAGATTATAATTGCGTCTTCTAGTAATTCTTTTTGTTTAAAAGTTTTAAAGATTGGTTCAAGTATTGATATACCAAAAGGCCAAAATCTATCCATGCCTTCTGTCATACTTAAATGTACAACGTGTGATGCATCAATTGGATGTACTGTAGCATCTTTTTGAAATCTTGAACCGTAAGTACCACCTTGTCCTGATGTTTGCGGTCCACCGCCCATTGATCCACCTCTAGCTTGAGTTGAACCAAAGCCACCAATTGGCATCGGTGATGTAGTTGCATATCCCATTGGCGTATTAAACTTTGAATATGAGTCTGATGTTAAGTTAAGATTTTTAACATTAAGATCTAAGTTTCTAATAAAGTAGGCTTCAGGTCTTTTACCTTTACCTTCGTTGACAACAATCTTGTCTACAAAACTTTGATCAACCCAATACCATTTGTATGTTTGTGGGTCTCTTACAAAGATTTGATCTCCATACTTTAGAGTGTTACGAACCATTTTGAAACAACGTTTGTTCCATTGGTTAATTTTGTTCCACTGATTTAGTGCATCACTTAATAACGATACTTCAGTGTCTGTTGGATCATCTTTATAATGTACATTAAAAGGTGATTTGTTTTTTTCATCAATCTGTGTACAAAATTCTGCAATGGTATCTAGTGCTGAATTGATTTCAGTATCTAGGTCCATCATGTCATATTGATAATAACGTTCAACCCTGTTTGGTTGTCCAGCATATACTTCTGGTAACCATGAATTGTATTTGGAATTTGATGCTGTATTTGGGTTGACCGTAGGTGTGATACTGCCCATCGCTGAACGCGAACCAGTTGCTGTATCGTAGGGTTTAAAGTATTTTCTCCAACTCATGCTACTATTTATAATACCTTTTAATTGTTTGACTCTTGTAGTGTAGCTGAATTACCAATATATGTCAAGTGATTTTATTATTTGTGTAATACAGTTTGTATGTTGGTATTGGATTTTTTCAATAGATCAATCAATGTTGTCATCTGTTCTTGGGTAATAACACCGTTTGCCGCAATCTCTTTCAGGTAATCTTCTGGTTTTTTCTCTTGATTAACATAACTTTGTGCATCACCAAACATTGGCATTATTCTAATTTTGCTTCTAGATCTTGCAGAAGAACCAACTCCGGCAGACCCTTGTCCACTATAATTGGAGCCATCTATATTAAAATTACCAGTACTTGTATTTCCTCCAAGTACTTTTCCTGAAGAATAATATTGACCATCATTTTCATTTAATTTTTTTATTGCCGCGGCCACGTGTTCGGGATCAACCATTCCATCTTTTGCCGCTTTAAAACCGGCAGTTCCTGGTGTGGTCTGCATATAACCAAGCATACTCATATTACCAGTTACTCTCATCATCTCGTAAAGAATTTTTCTTCGTTCTGCATCAGCTTGGCCTGGTCTACCGGTCGCAACATTATTATATTGATCTCGTAATGCATCAAGTTTACCTAGTTTTTCTTTATTCATTCCTGTTGGTAATTTTTCAGCTAAACTTCTTTGCAGTGACGCACCTATGGCACCTGCCGCTGTGTGGAACATACCACTCATGAATCTAGTAATACCATTCATAATTTTATTGATCATGCCAAATATTCCATTGTTTGGATCTGAGATAAAGTTTGCTAATTTATTTCCTAGGTCTGCAATATAGTTTCCAAAATTTTCAATTGCTTTGATCACACCATCTGTTAAAAATGCTAATGCCAATTTGTTAAATGCAACTCTTAATATTGTCATTGTTCTAGATAGTCTTGATTGTACCTGTGCTAACTCGCCTGGTTTTAATTCAGCTTGTGCTCTGGCCATCTCTTTGAAGTCATTGGTAACAACATCAATGTTTTCAGACAAATTAGAAAGTTTGATAACTGCATCTGCCATTGGCACCCCAGCTATCTCTAATGCTTGTAATCTTCTTCTATCAATTTTTCCAACCCTAATTACATTTTCTCTAAATGCATCTAGTCCTGCCGCAACATCATCTGTTCCTCCTCCACCGGAAATAATTTTATTCAATTTTTCCAATGAAGAATAAAGTCTAGGTGATACAGTTAGTAGTTGTCTTGCTGATTCATCAAATGCCAATGTACCTCTACCAATACCTTGTGACAACATACTAGACAGTTGTCCACCTATCTCAGGACCAAATGCGGCCAAACCTGCAAAACCAACCTGTGCTGATTTCAAAGAATTCTGTCTCATAAAGTCTGGTAGCATTCTCATTCTATTTGTGAACGATGCCATTATTGATGCTTGAGCCACCATGGATCTAATTACATCTGCTGATACTTTAGTAAGTGAAGAGAACTGCTGAGTTACTCTTAAAACTTCTACTGTATGATCTGCAAGATTTTGTCCATCGGCTTGAACAGCAATACCCATTCTTCTAAATAGTTCTGCTTGTTCACCAACTTGTTCATTTAACTCTGCTACAGACAAACCTAATAGTCCTTGTGAGTCTAATGTTTTTTGAACCACGTTAGAGGCATCAAACAATGTTGTGCCAAACACATCTATTGCTTTGCTGTATTGTGTCACGTATTCTGCCGCTTCGTCTACTGTCATACCTGCTTTTGCGGCCGACACACCCAGTGATGCTATTCCGTTTGCCACACCTTCTGTGGCCTGGAAATCAAAGAAACCTCCTCTAAATAGTGTTGCTTCTAATCTTCCCAACTTCATTAAAAACTTGAATGCTGTTGTTACTCCATGTACAAGTCCAACTAGTGCCGCAACACCAACATTTAAAAATCTTGTGAACTTGCCAAGACTACCAAACACATTACTAAAAGCACTCCCAACGGTTCCACTAGGTGAAGCCATTTTTTCTACTGCTGATACTAGTTTGGAATTGCCTTTTGACTGTTCTTGAAGTGCTTTCTTTTGAAGTTTGATTTCTTCTTGATCATTTCTTTTTTGTCGTGCGTCTTCTTTTGTTTGTTGCTGATGTGCTTTTTTTGTAGCTGTTGCTTCGGCTTTATTTCCTTCTCTGAGTATTTTAGAAATAAGTTTGCTATCGCCAGCGGCCACTCTAAGCTGTTCTTTAAGAATCTTTGCAATTTGCTGTATGCTCTCTTCATAGGCAAATTCTGGTATTCTTACCTGTTTTCCATCTAATTCTATATCAATATATTTCATCGTGATAAATAATTAAGTACGCACTTAATAATCCTTATAAGTATCATTATAAAGATATTTATATAGACCTTTAAATACGTACTTTATATACTAGGAAAAAAAATGACAACAAACGAAAAACCAAGTAACCCACTAAAGCAATATTATAGAGCACCTAAACTTTATACTAGTTTGCCATCTGCGGGTCAATACGACAGCACAGAAGAAAAGTCAGCTTCAGGTGAAGTGGCTGTGTATGCCATGACTTCTAAAGATGAATTGACTTTGAGAAATCCAGATGCATTGTTAAATGGCGAAGCTGTTATACAACTTATTAAAAGTTGTGTTCCAGATATTGCTAATGCAAGAGCATTGCCAGTATGCGATGTTGACATATTGTTAATTGCAATACGTATGGCAACATATGGAGAAATCATGGAGACAAAAATTAGATCTCCACATGGTGCCAAAAGAGAAGATGAATATAGTGTGAACTTGAACGTCATACTTGAAAATGTACGACCAATAATGCCTGATCCAAATGTTGTTTTGAGCAACGGCATTGTTTGTTATGTTCGTCCGTTTACATATAATACACAAACAAAATTAAATCTGTTGGCTTACGACCAAGCCAAAGCAATTCGTAACATTGAAGATGCTGGTGGCGAAGGATCTAATCCTGAACTGTCGCAATTTAAAACCATGTTTGTGAAATTAGCTGATCAGAACACAGACTCCATGGTTGAATCTGTTGTTAAAATTACCACACCTGATGGTGATACTGTTCTTGATAAAGCACAAATCAAAGAATTCTTATTAAATTTAGATGCTGTCAGCATCAAAAAAATTGATAATAAGATAATTGAGCTCAACCAATCCTCAAGCACCGTAAAACAAAAATTTGTTTGTAAAGAGACCAACGAAGAATTTGAATCGGAAGTGAGGCTCGACCCTGCGGATTTTTTCGTAGCTTCTTAATAACACACTCTCCTTCTGAGATAGCGACGTACTTCGAAGAGTTGCAAAACGATCAACGACAGATCAGACAAAGTGTTTGGGAAGTGATGTGGTATATGCGTGGATCAATATCAATGAATGAGGCATGGGGACTTACGTTTGAAGATAAAAAACAAATACAAGAATTCTTAAAAGAAAATCAAGAAAGATTTAAAGGTGCCATGTCACCAATTGTTTAATTTGTTTTAGAAGATACCAATTTCATAGTCAACTGATAATCTTTGTATGCTTGATTGACTGCTGGATATTTTTTACGCAACTGTTTTTCTTCTTTTAGTTTTGTTTCAAATCTACGTAATTTATTTTTTAAACTGTATTCTTCGTTTTTGTGAGAAGTTTTTACTATTGTTCTTCTGGTTATGATTGCTTGATTTTTGACTTCTTTTTTCAAAGCAAGGATTTCATTTTTAAGTGTTTTGTTGCTGTTTGGCATTTTACTTTATATATAAACTAAAAAGAAAAGCATCTTTTCTGTTTGAAAAACTTATTATTGCCTGTTGGTCGTTCCAATGTGTTCCATCTTCGTAGTCTTCGTATGTGTTTTCTGTGTCTTCAAAGTGCCAACCAAACTTTCCTTTGCAATGATCACTGCACCAGTCAATATATTCTCCATTCACTCCATGTGCAGGCAGTCTTACTTTGTACTTGAACTCTTTTAGGTATCCGCAAGTTTTAGGAATAAGGCCGTTGTTCTCTAACCGGCAATCTCTGTAATCCCACTCGTTATCTAGTGGATCTGCTATTCTTGGTATTGTCATCTTCTTGTGTTTCTTTCCACTTCCAATAACCAGTTAACCAGTCTTTGTGACTAGTTTCTTTTTTTGAAATTTTAGTAGGTTTACTTTTTTTGTTTACTGTTTTTTTCTTCATACACTATAATATACTTGTTTATTGTGACAAAGTCAACACAATAAATAGAGTAAATGACTAAGAAATCAAACAAAAATATAGATAAACCTATCTGCAACGCACCATTTACATCAGCTTATTACTTTGGGCTGAGAGGTAATTTGGGTTTTTGCTGTGCATGGGAAGATGACGAACAGCCGTATTACAAAGTACACAAAGACGGAGCTCCGGAAGATTTTTGGACTAGCAAATACGCCCAAGACATCAGACAACAAATGCTTGACGGTGAATGGCCCAAGGGATGTTCTGGTTGTAAGTGGCACGTTGAACGAGGACTAGAATCAGATATAGCTGGGTTTGAATCAATACCTGTAGATAAAAAAGACTTTGATGTTGTGTACGGAAATACCACACATAAAAAACCAGTGTATTTGGATTACAGGCCAGACAATTTATGTAACTTGTCGTGTATACAATGTAGTCCCGCCAATAGCTCAATAATTGAAAACTTTGGAGACAAAGAAACATGGGGCATAGGTCAAGACACATGGCGTGGCTCTTTAAAAACACTTAAAGAAAATAAGGATAGACATCATGAAATAGAACAGTTTGTAAATGAACATCTTTTACATCAAGGATTGTTACAAATAAAAGTACTTGGTGGAGAGCCTACTATCAATGCTGGTGTGCAAAGAACTTTAAAACATTTGATTGATAAGGACTATGCTAAAGATATTAGATTAAAGGTTACAACAAATTTTACTAATCTTAATAAAACATACGAACTGTTTTCTCATTTCAAAGAAGTTAGTGTAACTGCTAGTATCGATGGTGCAGGAAAAACATACGAATATGTCAGACACCCAGCCAAATGGAAAGTTGTTAAAAAAAACATATTGACTTTCATGGAAAAATATCTAACCAAGCCAGGATATTCACTTTCCGTAAACACCTGTATGATGGCCCACATGGCTTTTACGTTAACAGATTGGTTATCTGAATTGTCAGATATTTGGTTTCGAGAAAGACTTCATATTGTGGGTAAACAAGGTATAGATAACTTGTGGGGAAATATTTCTATAATACCTGTACTTGAGCCTCACTCAACCATTAATGCAATACCCAGTAAATTCATAAATGATATTTTACATGAATTAGAAACATTAAAGAAAACACTAAATGGAAGAAACAAAACGTTTGTAGATGAAATAACTAAATTAGGCTTGAAGCCAAACGACTGGCCGTACGTAGGCACACCAGACTACCTCATTGACAAACTGATAAAAGTATTTCAAGATCACAAGTATGATGAACAGGCTCACTATGCATGGGCAGTAATGGCCGTGGCACAGCACAACTTTAAAAATTGTGATCTCACAAAATTAGATCCACGTTTCCTAGAGATGTTTGATATGCTTGACGAAGGAACCGTGTTTATAAAACATAAATTTTATTATCCAGATACTTACAAATCATGGAAGAAAAACAAAGAAAAAGATCCTAATTTTAAATTTTTTCCAACTGCAAAAAAGCCCTAAATCAAACATCTTAAAAAAAGAGGTTGACTATATTTCCTATTCTGTCTTAATATAATGTTATTAGGCACATTATAGGCAAACATAGGCAATATAGCATCTCTACAAAAAGCGAATTACGGTGTAACAACACAGGCGAATCGCACGATGCAAGACAAGTGTTAACTCAGGCACAAATGACAATGGCTCTGCTAGAGAAAGAAATGCAACCATTATCTTATACATAGACGGTCAGTTTTGGATATGTATAGGTCCCGTTGGATGAAGTAGGATTGATAGGGGTACAGGCCAACCGCCTCTTTAGGATCCGTAAGCTGGATGACTAATCTCTGGTAATATATAAAGCAATTTAATATTAACAAAGAAAAGTTCTTCACCCGTAGCAGGGTGAAGTATGGCCAAATCTTGGTAATAAGTGATACAAACAAATATCTAAGTAATCAAATAGAAAACAAAAAAGCTAATACAAAGTACACTATCCAATATGATAACATTCTCTTAAGAGAATAGGGCATTCCGCCGAAGAGGTGATACGGGTCCGCAAAGAAGGCTTGCAAATTTTAATTAAGTATTGTATAGTAAACATAATGACGAAGATTTTTTTTAGGGGCACCCATGGGTAGTAAATCAAAAACCAAAGGCAAAATTTACGAAAGAGAAATTGCTAATTTTTTAAGTGACTTGTACAACGAGTCATTTACCAGAGTACCGCATTCAGGTGCTTTCATTGGCGGACAGAATTTTTCTAGAATACAAAATTTATCAGAAAATCAAACAAGAGGTTTCAAGGGCGATATTATTCCACCTGACTCTTTTCCACTATTAGTGATTGAAGCAAAAAACTACGGAGAGTTTCGTTGGAATCATCTAGCACTAGGACAACAAGTCAAACAGCTAGACGAATGGATTGGTCAAGCAGAAGACAGTTGCGAAGACAAAGACAAATGGTTGTTGTGTGTAAAAATCACAAGACAAGGCGAATTTGTGTTATGGGATCCAACACGTTTTACCAATTTAGATCATGATTTGACTTACGGTAAGTATTGTTATATTGAAACAAGTAAGTTTTGGAAAGCCAACAGCGATAAAATCAAAGAACAAAGTAAAAAACAAAATGTCACAGAATAAACTAACAGTAGTCATAGTTAAAAACAAAACTCTTTTATCAAGTATTAGAGATTACTTTTATCAAAGACTTTATTTTGAGCCAGGCATGGATTATGAGCTGGGTTGGCGTGTTGACGGTCCTGTGTATTGTGAAGACGAAGAAGATTTACATACAGTACTAAAACAGCTGAAATCAAATTTTGCAATGGTTATACAAGAAGGCAATTTCTTTTATGAGCATTTACACAATAACTTTATTTTACCACTTATCAAAAGTGGTGACCTAGACAAATATTCATTAATAGGACACATACTAGATCGCAAAGAGCGTTATTATCAACTCCACAAACAATGTTTTATCATCAATTTAGATCATTGGAATAAAGTTGGTGCACCTGATTTTAACTCTAGCGAACATCAAACTTTTATTGACGTTAGAAGATCAGAATCAAATTTTCATGATGATTATACTCCACATTGGATCGAAGCTGACAACGGAATGAATGATTACAAAAAATGTAAAACCGGAGCCAAAGTGATTGGTGCGTTATTAAAAGAAAAATTTAAAGTAAGACCATTTAATCAATACGAAAGAATATTAAAAACTTTTGTATATTATTTCAAAGAAGAACAAGTAAGTCATTTACTAACAAGCAGTTATGTAACAGACAATTCGTATTACTATCCCAAAGCAACATCTAAAAAAAACAAAAAGTTTAAAAAAAATCCGGAGCAGTTCATATCGGTTGCTAACGGTTTACAAAGTTTACAAACAATTTCCAACTGTTATGAGTCTATAAAAGAGATTTCATTTTATGATATATCAATGCCAGCATTGATCTTTACTGAACTATTGCTCAATCATTATCACTTTGATGACTATGTTGAGTTTGTAAAAGAATTTGATACAAAATACAATGGAGAAAAGTTTACAACATTACCTATACATAACAATACATATCAAGACTTGCTTGGCGATATAGATATGTCAGAATATATTCCAATTATAAAACACATAAAAGATAACGTGAAAGTAAACTATTATGTTGGAGATATAACAAGAACGTCAATCATTGAAAATTTGGATAAACCAACTGCTATCTATATATCCAATAGTTTCCACTACTCGCATAGCCTAATTAGAAAATCTGAATTAGACTATTACGAAAGTAAAATTGATCAACAATGTAAAATTAAATATATTAATATTGAAACTATGCGTTAGAGATTATTTCAATCTCATGTGAAATAATAGTTCATTAATACTATGTACAATGTCATCGATGATGTCTTCAATATCAATGTAACCTAGATCGGTTATTGTTTCTTTAAATTTTTCGTATGCTGATCTTAAAGCTTCTAAAGACTCGATAACTTCTGGTACACCGTTATAATCAACCAATTCAACTTTGCCTTGATCAATACTAATTTTTGTACCAGTTCTACCTGCCATTGCCTCAACCATTTTATCAACTGATTCACTAAAAGAATTATAAAACTCACCTAGTGCTTCATGGTGTGCATAACTTTCAGTTTGCCAATGATAATATCTGCTTTGGTTTAAGTATTCCAAAGAATATCGTACTATTTGATTAAAGTTCATAAATTGCTCCTGTGTATTAAGTATGTTGTTTACTATTTATTCCAGCCGTACCTCTTCCAGCTGTTTGGCATCAATGCATTTAATTTTTCTTTATCTGGGTCTCCGTGTATAATCATATGTAATCTTGCTTTGTTTGAATTGTTATGTACCCAATGTATTGTGCCCACATTCCATATAAAAGCTGTGCCAGGTGCATACGGAATCATTCCCCAATCTTTAACATAAACGCCAGCACCATTTGGATTACTAATAGCTAGATTAAAACCCATGCATCTATTTTCAGCATCTTGGTGAGGTAAAATATATCCACCGGGTTCAATCCATGAAAATCTAATTCTAGAATAATTTTTTAACGGAAAATCATGCATAAAAAATCTTTTAGTTATTGGACATTCGTCTGCCAGTTCAGTCCAATCTGGTTTTGGTTTGGTTGGATATTTTGTTTTGTCAACACCAACATAGTCATAGCCAGATGTGATATCAGAAGCCAAACCAAATAGTGTTGTTGCATTCCAAGTACCACCAGCTTCATCTGATCTATGCATAAGCGATTTGTTTTTTACATTAATGGCTTCCATATACATTTTTTCATGCGGAACTTTTAAATCTAACTGTAGCCATGGGTATGGGCAGTCATCACTCTCAAACCAATTCCACAAATCTTTATCTTTTTTTGGAAAATTATATGGCCTTTCGATGTAAGCTTCTTTCCATAATTTTAACATTTTTTCTGCAGTCAAGTTTTTTACCAATTTACTATTAATATAATCCGAATTGTTATATCCTAAAATTAATTGAAATATAGGACTTAAACCATACTTTGCTTCCAACGTAGGCATTCTTTTATTATCTATTTCATTAGGAATAAAGAAATCAATTTGTTGTTTTTGGCAATAAGACCTTACGTATTTGTTGATAGCAGATTCTCCTGGGTTACAAACGAACACCAAATCTTTCCCCTCAACAAATTTTGCTACAGAATTTTTGTTATAAGGCATTTCCAAAAAGTCAAACTGAAATCTTTTTTCGTTTTTCAATAAATTTGCAATAGCCTCGCTCAACCTAGGACCTTCAATATGACCTATAACTCCAACTTTAATCTGCATAACCAAATTTCTCCCAACTTCTTTCTAATATATCAATCCATTCTTTGTAATGTCTTTTACCATGTGCAATAATATGTAATCTAACTTTATTGGAGTTATTAATAACTTCATGATGTTGTCCAACATCAATTAAAAATGCTACTCCGGGTTTAAATGGTACTGTGCCTTTGTTTTTAAAATTAAAATCACAACCATCCGGATTATTAATTGCTATATTAACCGGCGTGAATGTTCTTTGTTCGCTGTCTCTATGCAAACTAATTTTTCCACCTGGTTCAAGCCACATAAATCTTAGTCTTTTGTATTGTCTATATGGAAATTTATTTTTAAAATATTCTGTAGTAGTAGGACATTGATCAGCAATATCTGTCCATTTGTAATCAATTTGATCTTCTGTTAAACCTTTGTTTTCTTCGTACTGTTCCCAAGCATTGGTTTTAGTAGAACTAATACCATGCAGGCAAAGACTAGACCAGCCGCCTCCCTGGCCATAATCTCTATGTGAGACAGCCTGATCTTTAACCGCTGATGCTTCTTTATAAATTTCTTCATAAGGAATATCATTAATATCTAGTTGCAAATACGGAATAGTTTTATCTTGCTCTAACCATTCCCAAATATCTTTGTCTGTGTTTGGGTTCATACACATATTTACTCAGTGCATGAACCCATTAAGTTAGTTTTAGATATAAAAGCGATTGTGTGATTGTTTAAAATTTATTGATGACATTTCTTCATTTAGTTTTTCGTTGTCATGTCTTGCGGCAGGATCACTGTTATATAATGCCAACACGTAGTTTAGCATAGTTTTTGTAGTCTTTCTTGATATTTTTTTATATTTAGGCATGGATTTTGTCTCTCTGTTCTTGTTGTTAGCGAGAACGTGTGTAGCAAGTAATAATCCATTACCCAAAGATCTAAATATGTGTTCCATCTTGTTCCTTTTGTTTAATTTTTAATTGTTGATATGCATATAAACGATCTTGTTTAGACCATTCTGTTGATGCATATATCCACATAGGATCATGCTGGTAATCTTTTTCATTTGTCACCCAAATTGCATGGCAGAACTGTTTTATTATTCTTAACATTATTACTCTTTCTTTTGCTTACGAGCCCTTCAGATTAAATCTGTGTAAGGCTACACCTTGTTTCTCAGTTGCTCCATGTTTGATATAAAGTAGCGGGAATATCCGTTACCGCAGGTATTTATAAATTGAACATTCGAACATTAACTGACGTTTTATTCTTTAGATAATTTGTTAAATTCTGCACAACCATCGTCGGTGCAATTATCATCCGAATCTAATTCTTTCCACTCCTTGTCATTTTGTTCATTATATTCTTTTTGAGTTTGGTGTGGTGTTTCTTCTATTTTTTCTTTTTTAAATTTTTCACAGTCTTCACTTGCAGGTGCCAATGCACAACCTAAGATGTTTGCAATAGAATCCATTTTACTAATAGTATCTAGTAAAGTTCCGCGGTCATATGAGTCCTTTTCAGCTTCTACATTTTTATTTGGAATTGTACTGCACGAAACCACAAATAAAAAAGCCGATAAAATGCTTAATTTAAGAAATGTTTTACTAGTCATGCGTGTATTTATAAAATGATGTTTTAATGAATGGAAACTACTTCAACGTCTTCTGATAACGAAGTAAATCCATTTTCTTTTGTCACAGTCAATATTGAATTTACTCTACCTGTTAACTCGTCTTTGTGCGAAATTAAGAATATGTTTTTATGTCTTTCTCTAGTCATTTTTTTCAAAATGCTCATCGACGATTCAACACCTTGCATATCCATACCGGAATCAATTAGCTCATCAATGAATAATAAATTAATAGGAGTACTTGTTGATTCAAATATATCTCTAAATGCCCAACTCAAACCTAATATTAATCTGTTACGTTCACCTCTACTCAAGTTATCAAAGTCCAACTCTCTACCTAGTTCTGTAATATTGACTGATAAATCAGATTGGAATATAACTTCATGTGGTAATGAAAGCAATTCTAGATAATGATTCAATCTTTGATTCAAATACATCAAATTTTGATCAATAATTTTCTTTCTAATAAATGAATCTTTGCTTGTTAATAACCTATATAGAAACTCTTGGTGTTCTTTGAGTTTTGTTAAGCTATTCATAAAAGCATAATCAATATCTTCAATGTTTTTTTCTTTTAATGTTTCAATTTGTTCAATATGAGGATTTTCAGCATTGTTTTCTGCTTCTAAATCTCTTTGTAAGTTCTCTAAATTTTGCTTATGTTCATATGCATCGTTAATATTGTTATAAGATGTGCTAGGCATAGGTCCCAGATCGCCTAACTGTTGTATGCGATTTTTTGTATGTGTTATATTTTGTTGTATGTGTATGTGTTTTTCGGTGTACTGTTGTATGCTACTTTTTTTATGTGCTACGATTTTTTCGATCTCTTGACCATCCACCTTCTGCAATCCTTGTTTACATAACGGGCAAGTCTCCCCGCCCAGCTGGGTCATTTCCTCAGTTAGTGTGTCTATGCTGTCCTGTATGCCCTGTGCTTCACGCACATCATAATCCAGTTGCTTGTTTAATGTAGTACGTTCTTGTTCTTGTTCTTTCCATGTAGCTAGTGCATTATGGTTTTCAATCTCTTTGTTCATATCAATTGAATCAAGCTCACTGATAGCTTTCTTTAGTCTAGCTATGTTGTTTGTGTGCTGTTCATTCCATGCAGTACTTTTGATTTTAAACTTTCTAATAGTTTCTTCGATACGCTCATTGCTGGCCTTGACTGCTTGTATTCTCAGTTCTTCGCCTTTAATATCCTCTTTAGTAAGCCGTACTTGCTCTTTAAGACGGTCTGCTTTGTCAGATAGCCTTGTGATGCCCAAAAGCTCTTCGATCACTGCACGTTGCTCTGTAGCCTTCATAGCCAAGAATGGCATATTGTAAGTGTTCAATGCTATGATCTGCTTGAACAACGGCTGGCTCATGCCCAGTATTCTATTAACTTCGTCTTGTGTTAGTCGGTTTTCACCCTGTGCTTCGTCGGTGTCTTTTTCGTTCACCACTTCATCATCACAGATGAATCTAAAATATGCTGGTTTTCTACCACGTTCCACTTTGTATTTTTTGCCGTCCACTTCAAATGTACAGCTCACACTCATGTTTTTTTGATTGGTCTTGTTGATCAGGTTGTCACGTTTGATCTGTGTGATAGCATCACCAAACAAACAGAAGCTCAATGCATTAAGTATTGTGGTTTTACCCGTACCATTACGTGAGCCTTCACCTCCTAGGTCCAAGTTGTTACCCAACACTAGGGTAAGTCCTGGTTGATCCAGTCTAACTGCCTGTGTGGCGTTGCCCACACTCATGAAGTTTTTCATGGTCAGTGTTTTTAAAACTATCATAGTCGGTTATAAATCTCTACTAGTACGTTGTTGTCAAATGTTTCTGACTCAATATGCTTCAATTGATCCAACACAATTTCATCAACTGACTGGAACTTGATCTCTCCTTTGAAATCAATTTCGTCTTCAGCTTCTTTGTGTGGTAGTAAACTTATTTCTCTTAACGAATAAGTTTGTTGAAAATTCTCTTTGATAAAGTTGGCTTCTTCATAACTGACATCTATGTCAATTTTGACTCTTACATGACATTCCGGTTCCAAAAACTCATCTGGATTCTTTAATAGATCACTCAAATTCAATGTTCTGTATTTTGGACCTGCTGGCCATATCTTGTATTGTGGATCTTTGTCCATTTCCAAAAACATACAACCACGATTGTTATCCCAAGCATCTGCGTAATTGTGTGCAAAAGGATTACCTATATAAGACACATTGCCTCTGGTTTGTCTTTTGTGAAAATGTCCTGTAAACACTTGCCCTATATTTGCAAAGTGTGATTGGTTTAGTTCTCCAATATCAGGCATCTCGACCATGGCATTCATTTTAAAGTTCGGTAATTCAAAATGACCAAACATATATTTTGCTTTGATTTTTTTAATGCCTTTCCATTCGTCACCTATCAACCATGGAATTAACGCAACATCATCTTGTACCATGATTTCGTTGACTACTTTTATATTTGGAATTTCCTCGGCAAAGACAACACTAGAGATTTCACGTTTATCTCTATAAAACAAGTCATGATTTCCAACAATGAAATACGTTTGTTCGAATGCGTCACTCAATCGTTTGAGATTGCTGATTGAATAGTTGAGTGTACTAATGTTAATTGACGATCTATGATGATGCCAGTCGCCGAGGAAGATGCAGGTTTCTGCACCAAACTCTTTGGCTTCTTTTATAAACCACTTCACGAAATTTTCACAATCATTATTGTGCTGTCGTGAGTTGTTTTTTAAACCAAAGTGAATATCTGTAAAACAGGCCGCTTTTTTAAACATAATTTTGCAATCTCAACTTTATTAATATTATAGTTGAAATACAACCTTTAGTCAAGTGCAAATGTTTATTTTTTTGCCGGCCTTCCAAACATTCTTTTTTTGGGTGCAAACTGTTTTTTTGGTTGGGCATAACTTGGAATTTCACCGGCCGCAATTCTGGATTGAGCTTCGTGTTCAAGTTGTCTAGTATATGATGGATTTTGTCCTGCCTCCTGCAATAGGTCATCTCGTAAACTTTGATGTTTCTTTTCTACATTCAAGATTCTAGTGAACGAATTGGTAATGGCCGCAGTATAATATGCAAAAGGATTTTCACTTTTGAATTCATCAAATTGCAATCCAATTTGTGATAATTGTAAAAGTGCTTGAGATCTCATCTCATCATTGTAAGTGTATCCTCTCCAGTTACCTCTGGATCCATAACGTTCACAAAGTTTCATAAACATCATTGCCAATTTGTTTGTCATCTTGCCGTGATCTAAACTAAATTCATTATGAGATGCATAATGGCTTTTGCCAACTTCTTCCCATGCACCTTTATCACTTAACTTATAATGTTTAAAAGGAATAAAGTTCAATTTGACTTTAGTATCTGCAACTGTTTTTGGATTTGTTTTTCTTTCAAAGTCATCTGGAATATGATCCCATGTAACAACCCTAATTATAACATCTGTTTCTTTAACATCTTTGGTTTTAATTTCGTGTTCTTTTACTTGACTCTTTTTTAAACCCAATTCATCAACTTTTAGTTTGGTAAGTCTGGTAGCTCGTAGACGTCTAGCCTCCATGAGCTTTGTTTTATTCATTTTTTTAATACTTTCGTGGATAATCATATCATAAGCATTGTATTCTGGTTTCACATAGAAACAGTAACTTGCTTTGGATTTATGTATTTCCTTCAGTATATCTTTATTATTTAGGTAATTTGTTCTAGCCATATTCACAATATATGGCTTTTTACCAAATTGGTCAACCTTTTTTGTATATTTTTTTTAAATTAAATACAGCTTTAAAGAAAGCTATAAATATCAGTATGAGTATTAATAATGATTTTAGAGGTAAGCTACAAGCCAAGCCCGGAGCCAAGGAAGAAATATATGGCAGTAAAGATGCCACTAGTAATTTATTGGCCCCAATAGCTGAAACGAATGGTATGATAATGCCATATACTCCAGCAATACAAGTGCAACACGCCTCTGTAGAATATACACAATATAATATACCGCAAACAAACTTTGATTATATGGCTTATGCTAGAAGAGCCTCTCCGAGACTATCTGTTACTATGCCATTTACAGCTAACAATGTGTACGAAGCAAGATATATGTTGGCAGTTATACATTTTTTAAGAACTGTTACAATGTCATATTATGGAATACAGAATGACAAAAGAAGAGGTGTACCACCACCAATTTTATTATTTTCAGCTTATGGTCCATATATGTTTGACAAGATACCTGTATTGATACAAAACGTATCTTTTGGTTTAGAACAAGATGTAGATTATGTTCCAGCGGGAATGCCAGCTGATTATCAAGTAGCTGAAAGCGATAGAAGTCCGGGCCACCCTGCTATGCAGACAATGGCAAATGAAAGAAAATCAGGAGCAGACAATTTTGGTAGTATTGACCAAGCCGTACAACAAACTTATGTACCAACAGTATGTAATATTTTCATGGATGTAGTATATGCTCCAGTACCAAGTGTACAACGAGATCAATTTGATTTAGATTCTTTTAGAAAAGGAAAGCATTTACTTAAAGGTAACAAAAATGGTAACAGAGGATTCATTTAATGTCACAATATAAAAAAAATTCTCCATATGGTACTACAAGATTAGTAAACGATTACTTAGATATAATGTCAGCACCAAATATGGCTTATTCAGATGCTGATGAATATTACACAATTGAAACGAAATATGAAAAACGTCCAGACCTGTTGGCTTATGCACTTTACGGTGACACTAGATTATGGTGGGTGTTTATAAAAAGAAATATGAACGTGATGGAAGATCCTATTGCAGACTTCAAAGCAGGTTTGGTTATTAGGTTACCAAGTCGATCCTCAGTTTCACAGTTCGCTAATTAAAGGAAACAAAAATGCCAGGTAAAGGAATTGGATTTAATCCTCTAAAAAATAAAATTTTAGATACAAAAAAAGCATTTAGCGAATCTGTTGATGTAACTGACATAAAAAATTTTGTAGGATCTGACAGTTTAAAAAATTTAGATCTAAACAAAACCGAGTTGTTAACAAATGATCTAACTTCCACGATGATTAATACCAAACCTATGAATTTTAAACATAGTGCCGCAATAAAAAATAAAATAAATTCTTTAAAATCACATATGGATCAAGACATAGTTCCAGTAGTGTCAGATGGAATAGAAGCCGCCAAATCAAGTGCATTTAAAACGTTTGAAAATTTTAAAAATAAAAGTAGTAGCTCAGTAGAAAATAAAATTACAAGTGTTACAGCTGATGACGGATTTACTCCTGCTAATTTATTAAAATCAGGTGATGCTGTTGCAACAGAGCAAAGTGCTACAGCCGATGATGGCTTTGTTAATGATCAAGAAAAAACTACACACGACGAAGAATCAGAAGAGGAAATGAATGAAAGACTTTATGAAGGCACCGGTGTTGATTACAAATTTAAAAACGTAGTGCCAAACCCTGTACATGAATACGAACATTACACATATGACATCACACTAGCTATAGCTGATTTAAAACTTACCAAAAAATGGCTAGACGCAGAAGCAACAACCAAAGCAGGTAGTTTAAAAACCAAAGAGCCCGATACAGATTTAAGTAAAATTTCTGAATCAGATCCAAACAGCTTTGATAGTTCTTGGTTTAATTATGGTAAAGATGAACAAACTACATTTATAGTACTTGCCAAATCTGGACAAACAAATACACAGGTTACCAATCTTAGTATGAAAAGTATTATTGGTCCCACGCAAGAAACAGGAATGGGAAATACTACTAATTTTAACTTTGAAATTACTCAACCATTGGGGGCTAGTTTTGTTAAAGATCTGTACAAAGCATCAAAGATACTAGGTATCGAAGAATATAAAGTACATCCTTTTTTTATACAAGTATATCTAAAAGGTAGAAAACAAGATGGCAGTATTGGCGACGACGTAGAGATTCCAGGCACAAGACGTGTGTATGCTATGATGATTAACAATATAACTTATAGTGTTAACAGTGGTGGATCAGTATATTCTGTGCAAGGTGTACGTGCTGGAGATTTAGGGTTAGCAGATGATCACCAATTAGTACAAGATATTGAGATTAGTGATATTGTAACATTCGAAGATTTCCGTAAAGGATTTGAAGTTGCATTAAACAAACAAGAACAACATCATTTAGGTGTTACAAAATATATTTTAGATCAATATGAGGTTGAAGTTGAATGTGAAAATCCTAGTGAAACAAAAGATATAAAATCATCTCCAATTATCTCAGATCTAGAAATGATTAGTAACGTTGACTTAAAAAACCAAAAACTTCGTTCAGTTAGTAACTACGATGCTAGTATCAAAGAAATTATTACCAAACACGTGTCAAGGACAGAATTTTTTCAAAAGAAATTAAAAGGTTTCAAAGAAAAAGTAATTGATGCAACAGCCGGCGACGAGGATGCTAAGAAAAAATGGGATGATATAGATATGACAAAAAAACTTATCATTATCAAACCATATGCTGTGCCATTTCAGTGGGATCCGTTGAGACAAGATTATGCTAGAAAATTAAAGTATGTCATTAGAATCAAAAATGTAATGACAAAATTAGCTATCAAAGAAGA